CTAGCCGTCTTTGGGCTCAGACGGCAGGGAGTTCAGCCAAGCGATCAGCTCCTCGCGAACAATGACCGGGCGCGATGTCGGGTAACGGGCGATGAGGTAGCCAGCTTTGATGTGGGCTCGGAGGGTATCAGTGCTGCAGCCGACCGCGGCCGCCGCTTCTTGGATGTTGTACGCAATCTTGTCGCTTCGCTCGCGCATCAATTCTTCGCTCATACCGTCGATCCTAAAGCCGAGGACGCCGGACGGTTATAGGTTGCGGAACAGCCGGCCTATGTTCTTGCGTTGCTCTGTGCGCTGTCTTTGCGATGCTGGCTCTGGCACTGGCGGAGGGGCGATGATGCTGAGGTACTGATCTTCCGTGAAGCGGTAAAGTCTGCCGATCCTAGTTGATGGCCACTTACCTGACCGGCACATACGCCGGACTGTGTCCACGTCCACATTCAATCTCTCGGCGATGTCTGCTGCGGTGAGGTTGGCTGAAGGTGAAGTCATGTTCAGTGAGCCTACCCCTGCCTGCACCGCTTCGGGTCGCTTTAGGGTTGTCGATATGACATCGAAACTCGCCTACACGATCCCCGAAGCTGCAGCGGCTTACGGGGTGAGTCACAACGTAATCCGAGCGCATATCAAGGCCGGAAATCTCGTGGCCAGATACCCAACCAGCAGACCAGTCATTGGGGCGGATGAACTCAAAGCTTGGTTCGACTCTCTGCCCAGTGAGTCGCCACAGGACCGGTAGGCCCGCTGTGCCTGAGCATTACTGGTCTGTGTCAGAACTCCAACCACCTCGTCGCCTCTTGTACGTTTCCGTCCTAATATTTCAGCCATGGCATCTAAGCTCGCTTATACCTTGGAGGAAGCCGCACAGGCGTGTGGTTGCAGTGTCCGCACTATCGACCAGCAAGTGAGTGACGGGATCCTAACAGCACGCTACGTTTGCGAAGAGCGGATCATCCTTCACCATGACCTGGAAGACTGGTTGCTGAAACTTCCTAAAACACTCGAAATAGGGCATCGCGGCGGTACAACTATCGGGACGTCCAGAGAGACTTCGGTGGCCGGAAAAGTGTTTCGCACACCCGAAGATGTCGCACCAGAATTGGGATTGAAGGCCACCACTCTCCGCCGTTTGTGCCGCGAAACTGAGATCTGCACACGACTAGAGCGAAATAGGATCACCCTCACGCAGGAGGATGTGGAGGCCATCCGCGACCACCTCAGGCTTCGCGCCGCCGCCGCAGGAGAAGCCGAAGGATTAGACCACTTCGCGACCGACCCATCCTGAAAATATACCGGCAGATTCCTTATCCGAAGCTTGCGAAGATCGGCGCCTACCGTCGCCGTGCCGCTGCACCTTTACTGAGAGCGAAGATGCTCGGCGTTTGCTGCCCTACTTCGAATGCTTCAATTTCTGGAAGAGAAAACCGCCACAGGTGACCGAGTTTCCATGCTCCAGGGATTCCGCCTCGGCGGGCATCGCCGGTAATCCAGGCGTGTCGCCGGCCCCAACGTTGGGCGAGTTCTTCAGTTGAAAGAGATCGGCTCATGAAGTGTTAGCTTACCGTCCACTTAATATTCTCCGCCGAACTTGGCCGGCGGCCACCCAGGCGTACCGGGCGAGGCTGTGCTCCACCCATTGGATGCGGACGGCGGCGCCTGTCCACCCGAGGGCGAAGGCTTTGACCGTCCGGGTGGATCCGTCTGGGTCGGTGAGGTCAGCCCATAGGGGTATGGATTTATCCGAGGTCCGAAAGTCGGCCGGATCGGGGGCTTCGACCTGTAGGGGAGGCCGCCAGTTCCGGGCGCCGGGGGCCATACCCCAAGCGTCTCCGTGGAATCCGTGCACCATGACCAGAAGGCTACTTCCGGGCAATGACGAAATGGCTTCTGCAAGCTATTGAGTCGTTATCGGGCGCTCGGGTGCGCACATGGGGCAATTACTAATTGAGCGTTGGAGATCCCGGCCAGTACTCGTGACGTTTGTTCTCGAGCTGTTGGGTTATATCCGACTTACCCCACCATGTTGCGAACAGAAATCTGGTGTTCTGATTCAGCCACTGGTTGATTAGTCTGACGAACTCGTCGTTCATCTGCTTCACTCTCTCGATTCTGGCATCCTTCTCCTCGTCGCTGTCCCACTCCCGACGGCTTAAATCGTGACACTCGTCTCCCAGCTTCCACCGCCAAGTCTTCAATTCCCGTTTGAAGCCCTTGTTCCAGCTGGGAAGCTCAACGACCCACGCGTTAGTCGCAATTGTGGTTTCCGAGTTGTGGTCCCTAAACTTTGCGCGGTCCTGGTAGCTATGGCGAAGTTGGTTATAGGCAGCACGGGACAAGTCCGCCAACGCCATAGCCTGTCGCTGCTTTGATGCCTCCGCACGTTGCACCCATGTGGAAACTATGACGGCCAAGATTGCTACACCGACAGCAACCAAGGCTATCTTTTCTGATAATTCCATTAGCCCATCTTGCCGTATCGGGGCCTGATAACCTCGAGAGTCAGGATGGCCGGTGATTGGCGTTGTTGCCCGTGGGTAACTCCGAGTTAGCTGGACGGAGCCGAGTCGATGGGGGACTTTCCCGGCCCCGCCCAGTGGACCGGTGGACGCGCACCGGACCCAGAAGGGACAGGCTCACATTCAGACGGCTACCCCCTCGCGGATAAGTATGCACCCGGTCAAATGCGTTGCATAGAGTACTCCTAGGCAACGACAAAATACTCCCGAAAGGTGACGGGCAAAAATCACATTCCGACCCGCACATAGCTGGAGTGTGGGTGTTAATCTGAGACAGTGAACCTTTTGACACTCTGGTCAGTGACGTCGGCTGTATGCCTCCTCGGCATCATGGCTACGTCCTCAGACGTGATTCAGGTTCTTCTCGCGATTGTGGGGTCGTGGGCATTTCTGGGGACTCTTTGGGCCTCATATCAGATGATTCTTGGTCGCCGGCTACTTCTTCAATAATCTTCTCGATCAGCTCCGGAGTTATTTCCGCCCGGCTGGCATCTTGGAACATACCGATTACCGCAAGCATTATGGCGATCCATGCCGCAAGCCCTGCTCCCTTAGCGCCGAGCGCCTTATCCACCATTGATGTGATACCCGGTGCTTCTTTCTGAAGAGTTTTGCGAATCTTTCGCTCAATCTTCTCGTGGTCAGCACCGGGCTTCTCTGATGCCTTGAGCGCCCACTCAATTGCAGTGTCGATCCGCATAATCTGCTGGGGAGTCAAGCGTAGGTCCGCTCTGGTGCCAGTCGCGAAGAAGGTGTACTTTCCATCAATGATCGGCACAATTCTTCTGCACTTAGGGCAAGGCCAGCTCCCACCTGTAATTTCGACAGAGGCGATACCCTCACCTTCAACCACGCCGGTAACCGATTGAGGGCCGTGCTCGGGACATTCGATCATGACGCGTTTGGCGTTTGGTTGCATTGGCGAAGTATACGCAAAACGCAAATGGCCCCCGCCATCCGTAGGACAGCGGGGGCTCGTCATGTAGGTTTGCTTCACACGTCGTGAGGACGTTTAAAAAAAGGGCTCGATTTGTTGAACGTTAGTGGGGCCAGGCTCCCATGGCGGTCATGGCAGCCTTTTTCCCTGCTGGGACCCTGCCGCGGTGGCGACCATGGGTTAGGTGTCGGGTTGTTCGAGGCGGTACTTACCGTCGCCGTCAGGGATCTCCAAGGGCTTCGGAGTGGCCGCCAGGAATGGCAGGAAACGCTCGATGAAGTCATTCACCCCCGGGAGTGCCATGACACGGGTGATACCACCGCAGATCGCCAGTGCGAGTGCCGCGTACCCTGTACCGCCTTCAGGGTTGCCCATCGCGACGGCTTCGAAGATCGCGGGGCCGAGTGCTGCGCCGGCAACTACCGCGGCAAAAATGGTTCGAGCTGTTGCCCGCCACGGATGCTCTGTCTGGGTGTTGCTCATGCTGGCTCACCTTCTACCCGTTCGAGGTTCAGGCGGTAGTCTCCGAGGGTTGCCTGGATGGAGTTGTCCAACATCTCCGCGATCTCTTCTTTGGAGGCGTTCCGGTCAGCTGCCACCAGTTCCAGCAGTGCGTCGAGCTTGGCGTGGGTTGCGGCGCTGTTGGCGTGATTCCGCTCTGCATGCTCAGCGGCCCAGCCGAGGGTGCGGTTGACGCTCGTCTTACCCTTGAACCGCCCATAAAGGGGGATTGCTGCCTGGTCGAGTGCGGCCAGTGCGCCACTCTTTGCTGCGGCTTCTACTTCTGTTTTCGTTGCCATTTCGTCCCACTCTTTCGGTTTGGGTTTCACTACGGGTGTTTCGGGTGATACTGCGTTGAGTAGCTGGGCGGTGCATTTGAAGAAGTAGGCCCAGTCGAAGTCGGCTCCGGGATCGGTGCGGTGGATGCCACTATCTCCGTGTGCAGCGAATCCGGGGACTCGTGCCCGTGCTTGTGCCCCGGTGATGCGCTTAAGGGGGACGGTGATGCCGTACTGCTCATCCATGTACTTCACGAAGTCGGCGGCCATCACTGCCATGTTGCGGTAGTAGCCTTCGCGGATGTCGGCTGGCATGATCCGCCAGTCAGCGGCACGGCAGGCCGCTGCGATTCCGACAGCCCAGACGTTGGTCTCTGAGTCTTGCCACGCCTCCCACTCCCAGGGGAAGTACACGGCGATGTCGGCCCAGTCGCACGCACGGTGGTATGAGCCGTAGTCGCTACGGGTGAGGAGGAAGCTGGTTAGCGCGTCCACCCCGTTCGTCCATGGCCCTTCGGAGGTGTGGACAATGATCGTGCCGGAGAGCTTCCCGCCAGCGCGGCGGGGGAGCCCACCCTGTGGCGTCACCCGGTTCGGGGTATCGACTAGTAGGTATCCAGAGGACATGTCGTGCCTTTCAGTGGGCATAAGAAAAGCCCCGACAATGCGGGGCTGGGACTTGCCTGCTGGGACCTCTCAGGCTTTTGGGTTGGCTTGCTGCCTCACGTGCTCATCCACGAGGTCCGCGTCGAGGTGCTCGATCAGAGATTTGGGGATGAGGGGCATTGGTCCGTTGCATCCGTCTATCGCCCACAAGAGAACGCGTTCGATGAAGTTGATCGCCGTGGTCGAAATTCGGGTCACTTTGTTCAAGTCGGCCCTGAGGTTCTTGACCTCGTTCTCGACGTTCTCCAAGCGTTCAAGGAGCTGACCCGACCATGTGATCGCGTTCGCTTCCCTCGACACGGTTGCAGTGACCTTGTCGGATTGCTTGCCCCGCTTGTAGGTGGCCCATGTGCCGAGGGCGACCCCGATCAGCGCGAGGATCCCGGTGATGATTGTTCCCCAGTTATCCATGGGCTCTCACCTCGAAGTCTTTGCGGGAGAGGTTCACCATTTTGGAGAGGTAGTAGATGAGTCCGGCGAAGCAGATATAGACCACCGCGGTGATGATGGTCCCTGACGCCATGAACAGGCCATCGACTGTCGCCCGGTTCCAGGCGGCGATGATGTAGACGATCGCCCACAGCAGGGACATCGATTGGATGGCCGCCAGAGCCAGGGCGTGGTTCATCCTGCAGGCGGTGACCGAGAGGTGGATGGCCGTGCCGAGCCACAGAATTCCCCACACCCAGATCGGGACAATCCACTCCGTGAGGATCGAGGGGGTGAACGCCGGCGAGCTCGGCTGCAGGTAAGCGAAGGCTCGCGTCAGGGCCAGCGCTGCGAGGAACAGCATCGCCACCCCTCGCGGGCCGTATGGTTTCAGGCGCATAGGCCCTCCTTGCGGTCGTGGGTGGGTGGTGGTTATTTGGCGCAAACCGGTGACCACCCATTTATGCGGGTATGGTTGGTCGATGAATAGAGAGCGTCAGATTTTGGAATTGATCAGCGAGTATGTTCAGCAAAAAGCGCGTCACGTGCCGGAGGGCAGCGGACGCGGCCTGGATGAAATTGCTGACGAGTTTGGGCAAGCTTTGCGCAACGTTGACGCACAAAGTGGAGAAGAGACTATCCCGCCAATCGTGCAGCGAGCTAGCGAAGACGAGATGCAGGCGTAAGCCAGGTCAGGGCGCACTCCGGTGAAGTGCGCCGCAAACCACTGCAACTTTGGTTCCGCTGGTTTCTTGGCCCCTGAGGGAACGGCATCGTCGGTTTCTGGAATCGCTTACCCGTTGACCATTACTGCATCAAAGGTTGTCCAGCCGGTGAAACCGTTGGTTGCTAGATCAGCGCCTGTTGTTTGCAGGATCTCCACGACGATAGATTCACCCTTCGGCACCCTATAGGTCGCGCCCAGTGTCACCGTTGCGCCCGTAGTGGTGGCTGGGACCTTGGCGATGTCCAACACGACACCAGCAAGAGTCCTCAATGTAGCCTGACATGTCCCCGTAGCCGCTGTGCCGTTGAACGTGGCCTTAGCCCGAATGTTCCACACACCGGCACGGGGGGTCCAAGCGCCAGTGTCCGCGCTGTATTCGCCTCGATTAACGGTTCTAGTGGCCCACGACTTGACGACCGTAGCTACGTTGTTCGGTGCTGTTGTAGTCCCACCAGTGCGAGCCGATAGGACACCTCCTACCCCGTCGAACAATCCGCCAGGAGATGAGGCAGCATCGTATTCTTCCACGATCTGCCACGCGTCGTATCCGTACTGGATGACGTTCCACGCCGAACCTGAACCTGCTGTTGGACCTTGCAGGTACTGGATCCGATAAACGGAGCCGTACCGTTCCCACCGGCAATTGGTGAAGAGGTTATACCGGGAGCCAACAAACTTCATCCTGTAATAGGAGAAGTTCGTCCCCTCCATTGTGCAGCCGGTGAAGGTGTTGTTATTCGGCCCAGAAACCGAGTTTGATTTTCCCTCAAATAGAAAGTAGTGACACCCTGGGTCGTCAGCTACAGCACCCCGAGCGGAGACGACTTGTGTTCGCCCGCCGATGAAGGTGTTCTGGTTGCACCAGCCGGACTCGTTCTGTGTGAGGTGATGCCCGACACGGTTCTGGTTTGTGTAGCCGAGGATTACCGTGTTGTAGGCGAACCCTGTTCCTCGTCCGATGAACCTGTAGCCGTACTCAAAGTTGCGGACAAACCCGACGCAATACACTTGGCAGGTGTTTAGGTTGACCATTTCGATGCCGACGCTTACGCCATCCCAGACAGCACCTACACTGTGCTGGACACTTGGTAACCAGTAAGCGCGGTTGGATATTACGCCGACATCTTTGCCGACCTTTAGCGCCACGCCCGTGCCGTGGAAATTGAACGTCGCTAATGATGCATCCGTGGAAGCACGAAATTCGACGGTCAAATCAATACGGTACGTGCCGGATGGCACGAACATCCGCGCCCCAAGGGTTTCGGCCGCCGCGTTCGCGGCATTCAGCGCGGCGGACTGGTCCACGTCAATGCCAGGAGTCGCTCCGTAGTCCTTAGCGTTGATCAGTATTTCATCCTTCGATACCTTGCCAGCGAGTGCGGTCGCTTGTGAAGTGCTGACGGGCTTATCGGCGTCGGATGTGTTGTTGACGTTGCCGAGCTGCAGCATTGAAGGTGTGGGTGTCACCCACTCAGTAGTGGTGCCTTCCGCGTTCTTGCGGATGAACTGTAGCGGGTCGCCGCCAGCGGGTACGCCAGCACCCGGCGGGCCGGGCTGACCGTCCGCGCCTGGCTCCCCAGCGCCCCCGACGTTGACGTGGATGCCGTCGCCTACATCGAGACGAACATTGCCAGCTAGAGCCTCCTGGAACGTGCTAATGCGTCTTACCATGTTGTCCCCTTAAATGCTCTGTAGCCGTGCGTTGGTGATGTCTACCGTGCCGCCCGACACGCGGCCTGCGGCGACAATGAGTTCCCCGGTGAAGTTGGCGGGGATGGTCACGGGTTTGCGGACTTCCACCCAGTTCGGTGATGCCGACAGTGTGTGTTCTTTGCGTGCGTCCATGCCGGTTCCGAGGATGTTGGTTCTGACGACAGCGCCAGTGGTTGCGCGTACCCGGTAGACGAGTTCCCTAGTCCCACCGAGGAGTGCTTCACGGCGGTTTAGGCTGATCGTTTGGGTGAGTGGCGTGCCCGTGGTGGTGGTCGCGTAAGTGACATTCCCCGAAACGGCTGTCGTCCAGTTGAGCGTGTTGGCCCATCCAGTGAAACCGTTGCGGAAGGATCCATTGGTAATCAGGTCGTCGCGGTGGTTGCTGTTCGGGTCCGCCAAGAGCGAGCCGGTTGGGGTGAGTATTTCGATGGTCCCAGCAACTCGACGGGCGGCGAGGTCAGCGAACACCGTCTCAACATTCGCTGTCGTCATGAACCCGGCAGTATCAATCGAGGCGGGGTGCAACATGAGCTGCACACCCATCCCCGAGTTGATTGCACCATTGAGGACGCCAGACACCCATGCCGGGGTCTGAGCCTCAATGGTCGTGTGCCCCAACCCAATAGGCATGTCAGCGGGCAACGACCGGTAAAGCCCCGGAAGGTACCCGGCAACAGCGGCGTGGTAAGCGAGAACCAGCTGCCCCGCGTAAGTGTTCCAATGCTGCTCCGCGCTGGTCATCGGTGAGTAACCGTCGAACCCGCCAGCAGTAACCCCAGGAGGTGCCCAACCCTCAATGGAAAGCGCCGGGAGGTTGGACTGAAGCGATGCTAGTGCGGTGACGATCTGCTGGAGTATCGGTGCGGGCCCAGTAGCGCTGATGTGATCCCGCCCATGGTTCCAAGCCTCCCCACCGTTATCAATGCACCATTGAGAGAATGTGGCGAACGTCGTGGTGTTGCCCGCGTTTCCCATCTGGTTCGAGTTGATGGCCTGCGACCACGGCAGATCATACTTCTGCAAGAGTGGCAGGATCTTTGTGCCGAATTTCGCCAGCCCGTGATCGAACCGGAGGCTGACAGGGATCTTCCCGCTAGTGCCAACCACCCCACCACGACGCGCCTTGAACGCTGAGACAAGCATCGCCCGATGAGCTTGCGCCTGCCCAGCGTCTAACTTGTCGAGCCGATCCCATGCCGTCCACGCCCCACTAGACCCCTGCGACCGGTACAGCACGCCGGCCCCCGCGTATCCGAGGAACAAATGTGTTGCGGCTGGGAGAGTCGGGTGGTTCGTATTACCGACGATCAGCCGGCCGGCAGCCGTTGAGGGTGCGTTGAGCATCCCAGCCTGGTTCGGGTAGCGGACAGCATAGGATCCGGTCGCGGTGTAATCGTTGAAGTCCGCACCGTCAGGAATGAACGGGCGGTCGAAACGGGTGGCTTCGATCTGCGTGTTCGTGTACGTGTTCGAGGTAGATACTGCTTGCCCCTCGACATTCCCGAGCGCGGTGTCGATTGCCACTTGGATAGCGTTCATGTCCGAAACGAACTTGACCAGATCAACGCCATCCAGCGTGAGTAGTCCCCTAGATCCAACGGGTGTGAGAGCCATTAGTTACGCCTTCTGTAGAGGGTCGGAGTCCAGTTCGTTGTACGTTTCCGCGCCCCATGCGGAATCGAACTGGTTGTATGTTGCGTACCCGTAGGCTGCGTCGAGGTCGTTATAGGTTTCGCCGCTATTGGCGCTGATGACCCGGAGTGAGAGCTTCTGTGACTTACTGATCGCCTGTCCAGACATGGAAGTAGTGTCATTAATTGCAACCACCAAGCAGCGGAGGCTGACCAGATCGAACTCGACCTGAACAATGTCCGCGAGCTGCCTGCGATCATCAGGGAGCACGTCGAGTGAACGGATCACCGGGTGAGGTTGCGACACTTGCGCGGAGAGCCAGTCAGCGAGTGCCTGGATCCCGTCAGGGTGAACCCACCAGCCCGTATCATGTTCAAGGACTGGTGCGTTGACCGGCCCGAAATTAGCGCCAGTCTTGCTCTGCCCGGTCCACTGAAGAAGCCGGTTGGCGTGAAACACGGGGAGGTTTGCCCTGGAATGCTGCGGCCAAATCCCTGTCACGGAATCCGGCATGCGCAACTCAAGAGTTGTCCCAGCAGGAAGCGTGCCAACCTGCGTCGTCACCTTCAGTGTCGAAACGCCGAGTCGCTGCACCGTGACCGTCAGCTCGGAAGGTGAGGCCAGCCGGTCCAGCGTGTCACCATCAGTGACCGTGCCCCCATAGAAAGAGCCCTGCCCACGGTTGAACGGTGATGTCGTCCCAGCGTCACCAATCCGCTCAGGTGTCTCATCAATGATGATCCAGTCCTCATCGGAGCCGGGAGTAATGAACTCGACTTTCTCCTGCCCGGACTCCATCGAATCCCCGCCACCACGAAACGCCAGATCATTGACCCACTTCGACGCCTTAGCTGTCGTGGGAAGCCTGTAGTTGATGATGACCTTCGACCGAACGCTACCCCAGTTGTGTTCCCAGTCGAGGTCAACCATCTTCGTGGACGGTGTGATCGACTCAGACACCGGGCCAGCAGGTGTCAGCAGGTCACGGTTCACCCAAGTGAAAGTCCCGTACTCGTTCAACCACATAGCCGCACACTCAGCCGCCGCCTGCTCCTTCAGCAATTCGAGGGCGTTGCGGTTCTCAATGGCAGGTGACGCATCCAGGCTGAACCGGTAAGCGGCAGGTGTCAGTGACGTGTTCCGCGCATGGTTGATCGCCGTGTAGACGCTGGTGAAAGCTACCTGAGCGCCACCAATCGGGTAAGCCGCCTGATGCCCAGAACGAACCTGAACCGAAGTGAACGGCGTCGAGGTCATCCCAGACGACAGGGCAGACGTACCCGAGATAGTGCGGCCATCGGAAGACACAATCGTCCACACACCAGCAGGCGTAACCCGCAGAGTGAACACACGGCCCGAACCAATGGTCAGCCGGCAAACCTCAGACTCCACGCCGCCAACACGCTTGAGAGCGATGATCGCGCCCGTCGAACTGATGCCGATACGCACATAATCCGCATCCCACCAAGTAGTGAACGTTCCCGACGCCGTACCAGCGAACGCATACGAACGATCCACCACAAGCGACATCTGCATCGTCTGATTCAGCCGGCCATCATAAGCCGGAGTAAAAGCGCCCGTATAAGAAGCATCCAGACTGAACGCCGACTGCCCCCACGGAGCCTCAACCCACGACGGCGAACCCAGAGTATCCGCAGCCGAAGACGACACGCACAACCCACGCTCAGGCCACGCCGACCCCATCAGAGGGGCCGAGAACACACACCCATTCTCCTGAGCCGGCGTCGAGTAGAACCCGCACGCCCGCAAAATCCGGTCAGTGAAATACGTTGGCGTGATCCCGATATACCGGTAATCACCGCCACTATTCAGCGGCGGCATATCCTTCAGGAGCGGCTGAATCGAGACGGGTTGGTTCAACATGTGGATCGAGTCGATAACCGCCGACGACACGAAGCGGGACGATAGCGAACCGGAACCGCCGCGGACCTGGCCCGTCAACAACCGCGCCTCCACGCCGCCATAACCTGAATCGACGGTGATCGTCTCCCAGGTCCTCGGAGGGAAGGCACCCGACCCCCATGGGGTTACGCGCTTCGACCGGGAAACCTCCTCGGTGGACCACACCACTTCGCCCGTTGCTGCCACAATCCCTGAGCCACCAGAAACCTGCTCCGGAAGTTCGGAGGGAAGCTCGCGAGTGACATTCACTGATGCAACCTTGCGCGGGGTGCCATTCAAACTGACAGTCACAGTAGGCTTCGAGCTGGTCAGATTGGTGGGATACCCCGCGATCGTCTGCATCTAATTGAGCTCCTGTATTGTGAACGAGGCCGAACCGCGCCGCATGTTCGGAGCATCTTGGACGGCCATTTGGACGGCCTCGGCGAGCCCGTCAACCGTCACGGCGTTGGAACCCTTACCGGGTGACCAGGGGGGAGTGTCGGTTGTCCAGGTGAACGCGGGCATGGTGAAGCCGGTGGCGCCGACGACAATCATTTGCGCGCCGGCAGCGTTACTGGGTGGTGTGGCTTTGAGTACGCGACGGGTCCAGTTCCCTGAACCAGCAGCGCTAGTCACATTGGAGATGAACCCACCAGTGTTATTGATCCAGTCGAGCCGGATAGCCGCCCCGCCGGATCCGTAGATCGAAGCGGTGACAGGCACGAGGGGGCGAACTGGTAGCCGCTCTGTGGCACCATCACGGCGGTGTAAAGCAACCTCCGCACCGCCCGAAACGTTCAGCGAACGGCCATATCGCAGCCCATCCGAGGTGAACCCTGCGCCACCCGGCGTGATCGTCGCACCCGTCGAATGAGTGCCCGGATCTAGTAGCGCCTGCTCAGGTGAGAAAAGGTTCGTCACCATCTGCATGGGGCCGACGAAAACCCACGGCGACGGGCCGTAGAACCCATCCACCAGTGCGCCTAGATGCGCGATTTCCTTGGGGGTGGTAGTCCCAATATCGACCGACCACTGACGCCGACCACGAGGCCCGCGCTGCTCGTACACAGCGCCGCCCAGTAGCCGGGTCAGCGTCGAACGCTCGGCCGCTGAGACAGCCAAAGCGGACGGGCATTTGAATGGGATCATCGACCCGAACGGGCCCAGATAAGATTCCATCAGATACCGCCCCACTCTTCAGTTGTCTGTTTCATGACCCCGTGGAACTCACGGCCTCCGATGTTGACGACTGGCCGATAAGAGCCGATGGCCGAACCGACAGCTGCAGCAATTGCCGCAGCGTCCACGGTCGCCGTCATACTCCCGCCGCCACCGCCCGCGTAGGCCGGTGCCGCCGAGTACTCCCGGGACATCCGAGAGCCGCCAGCGAACCCCTGCAAGTTCGACAGCCAAGGATCGTCACGGTTGATCGCAGCCAGTAGCGGATCGTGCTTCCGGGAGGATGGCTCATTGATGATCCACTCACCGGAGCGGACCTTCAGGGGCTCACCATTGACCATGGCAAGGATGTTGTCCTCACGCGGGTCTGACGGGGCAATGCCGGGCACCTTTCCGCCCGTGTAGAGCCCCATGATGTCCTTGACCCGACCGCCCGTGTAGCCGCCCAAACCGATCTGTCCAGGCTTGAGTGCTTGCCCCGGGCGGGCCCCCATGTCGACCACCGACCGCCGCGTGATGACGTCCATGTAGGAGGTCACGATCCGGCCGTTTGCGCGATCCAGTTCGGCGTTCAGGTTCTGGGCCTCGAACCGGGCGTAGGCGTCCATGTAGGAACTGATTGACGTTCCCTTGGGGATATTGAGCACCTGCGCTGTCGTGCTGTCAGCCTCATTGCGCGCCGCGGAGGACATGAACGATGCGACTACGACATCCGGTGGGATGTTCAGTGCGGCCGCCCTGGTTTCCAGCGCCTCGGTGAACGCCGCGTCGGACATCCAGGAGTCGATGGTTACCTGATCCGGGACGTCCTCGGCGGATGCCTTCGTGGTCAGCGCCATGTCATTCGCATCACTGCTCATGAAGGCGTGGACGTCGACTTCGCCCGGGATGCTATCCATGGCCGCGGTCGTGGCCTCAGCCCGCATCAGGGCTTCATCGGACATCCACGTTTCGATGTTCGCTTCAGCGGGGATGCCCATCACATCTCGGGCCAGCAGGTCCGCGGCCTCACCAGTGATACCGAACTGGCCGGCAGCGTTGATCAGTGAATCATAGGTAGTCCCAAGTTGAGCTTGGAGCTCCTCCTGGGTGCCGCCAGCGTCAGCCATAGACTGCGCCATATTCGCCCCAGCGGAAGCCACTGAGTCGAAAGCCGACCCAGCCTCACGGCCAGCCTCCGTGTCGTCACGGAAACCTGATGCGGTGTCGTTCAGGACTTCTCCCAGACCGCCATGCTTCTCAATGAGCGCATCAATGGCTGGCTGGATCGAATCGATCGCCGCCTCGAAGTTACGGGAAGCATCCCGAGCCGACAGTGTCAGAAGACCCGACTCCTGCAGCACGCCGATGAAGGTGTTCAGGGACGCGATCGTACCGTCAGCGGACAAGCCAATCTCGGCAAGCGCCTCCTGCATTTCTTCCGACGCCACAGCGGCGGCTTCCGCTGCTTCGGCTTCGGCCTCGATAGCATCTGCAGCAGCCTCAGCCGACGACTCAGCTTCCTTCTGCTCGGCCGAAGCTGCGGCGAGAGCATCCGCATACTGAGGGAACTTGGCTGTCAGTTCCTCAAGTGAAACGCCCTGAGATTCAGCCTGATCCGCAATGCTCTTGAACGCATCATCGGCGCCGTCAAGATTCCCGGAGGTGACCAGATCGGAGAGACCCTGATCCAGGCGCTTCCACGAGTCCTCAAGGATTCGGGATGAGCCCTGTACGTCAACAAACATGTTGACCATTGACTCGCCCCAGTCGTTGAACGCCCGGCCGGCGGTTTTGTTGAACGTCCGGTCGACAGCTGACCCGAGATCGTCAACATTCCCGATCAGATCCCCACCATTACGATCCTGGAAGAGGGAGTCGAGGGCGGTTGCGGCGCCGGGGCTCTTGGTGGTGATGTCGGCAAGCGCGTCTGAGACCTTGCCCATGCCAGTGTCGATGTCAGCCATGTAGCTGGACTCGGACCACTTAGCCAGGGCCGTGACCACGCCGCCGATAACGGCCGCTACTCCGGCGGCCTTCGCAACCTTCCCCATGCCGGCAGCTGCCCGCGGGGCATCGGTTGCGAGTGTCCGGAACGCACCAACCGTGTCCATTACCCGAGGGAACAAGGTGAGGAAAGCGCCAGCGGCGAGCGCACCAACACCGGCAATTCCAGCGATACCGGTCATGGCACCCTTCACCGGGCCCGGCAAATTCCCGAACCACTGCGCCATATCAGCGACACCCTCAGCGATACCAGCGATCACGGGGAGGATCACGGCGCCGCCCTCAATGGCAGCATCCTTGATGTTGTTCCACGCGATCTTGATCTTCGACTCTGTGGTCTCGTACCGCTTAGCTGCTTCCTCCTGCAGTGCCGTGTTCCGCTCGAACTCGGTGTTACCTTGAGCCATTGCCGCAGCAGTGACCTCATGCGCTGAGGACAGGCGCAGAAGTGCGTCGGCTTCACGGATACCAGTGATGCCCAACTCGGTGAGGACAGCGTTGGTGGACATGCCCATCGCTTCAGTCTCAGAAAGACCAGCAATGAATGTAGTCAGGGCACCGGCTGCGTCATTTTCCCAAGCCGCCGAGAATTGCTCGGAGGTCATTCCTGAGGTCTTGGCGAACAGGTCGAGTGACCCGCCGCCCTCTTCGACGGCCTTACTGATCCGCTTCATGGTGATGGACATGGCGCTACCGCCAGCCTCAGCCTCAATGCCCACTGAGGACATAGCAGCCGCGAGACCCATCACTTCGCCCTCAGAAAGCCCAGCCTGCACGCCAGCACCGGAGAGGCGCATGGACATCGCCAGGATTTCGGACTCAGTGGTGGCGAAGTTATTGCCCAACCCCACCAGCGTGGAGCCCAAACGCGAGACGTCGTCCTGGCTTGTGCCCATGACGTTGGAGAACCGGGCCAAACCTGTAGCCGCTTCCTCAGATGACAGGTTGGTGGATTCCCCAAGGTCGACCATCGTTTTGGTGAAGGACGCTACGTTCTCGCGCTGAATACCCAACTGGCCCGCAGCTTCAGCCACGCCGGCAATTTCCTCATGCGTGGCCGGCAGAGTCTTGGCAAGTCCGCGCAGCTCCTTCTCAAGAGCAGCCATTTGCTCGGGTGAGCCGTCGGTGGTCTTCTGGACACCGGCCCATGCCGACTCCCATGAGATAGCAGCTTTCGTGACCATCGCCAGGCCGCCGCCAATGACGGCGCCTGTCTTCAGGAATGTGGCCCCGGTCTGATCCCATGCCTGACGGTTCTTCTGCGCAGATTGAACCATCCGGCCAAGGTTTGTGTCCGCAGACTTCCCAGCGTCCTCGGTAGCCTTCTGGGTCTGCTTCGTCACCCGTGTGGCCTCATCCATGGCCTGCTTGAAGCCCGCAATCTCGGCTGTTAGGCGCACAACAACATTGCGATCAGCCATAGCGGAACCCCCTTGGGTACTGTTCAATGGTCGGATGGCTGAAACTGTGGGGACTCAGAAGAAGAAGACGCCGGGCAAAGCATTGACCGCCGCTGATTTGTTCATCGCGGGACTCGGCCTACTGATCGTGGTCTTGGCGGTGCTAGGCGGGGGAGACGCCCGCGCTTGGTGGATCATTCTTGTGGGGCTTGTTCTTGCGGGTATTGGCTTTGCGCAGCGCATTCTTGCCGACGTCGAGCGCCGGTAACGGTTTACCCTCTGGCCGGGTGTACCTGACCACCACACGCTCACCCGGGGCCGACTCTTTGTTGTCCTTACGGAACTGATCCACCGCAGCCAGCGAATGATCCTGGATGGTTTCAGCCTCGTAGTATCCGTCGTTATCGAAGTGGCGGGTCTGGCTGAGCGGGAAGCCCATCTCGTTCAGCCCATCCAGATAAACGGTGTAGGCGAGAGTGAGCAGATGGTCCTTCTCGCCCCACTCTGGGCCCCCCATATAAGCGGACGGCGGACGGCCGAACCGTTCACACGTCTTGAGTATCTGGACTACTCCGTGCCACTTCCCCGTCCAGAGGACTTCGGCAAAAAATCGGCGCTCACAGATGGCATGTCCGCGTGCATGGCGTCGAACTTCTCCTGCACGGCGGCGAGTTGCACCTCATCGATGCTGCTCAGTAGGGCCAGCGCCTGCTTTGGCGTGACTTTCGGGGAGATCATCGCCGCTGACCACATGCGGCCTGCGAAATCGGCCATATCGCCATTCTTGGACTTCGCGACGATCCGCTTCTTCTCGTCCGCATCAACCAACCGGAGACGGATCGTGAGGGCCGAGTTGGAGAACTCCTGAGCCATCCGCTGGTACTCGCCCTCAAGGGCGCGCAGCGAACGCTTGGAGCCGAGGCTTCCTTCGTCGTCCTGTGCGACACGGCGGGCAGTCTTGATCTGCCTCTCCAATTCATCAAGCTCGGCGATGATGTCGGGGCGCTGATAGATGGTCACAGACCGCTCAGGGCGTTTGATGCCCTTCACCCAACCGTCGAGGTCGAACTCTTCTGGTGAATCAGTCATGGTTTAGCCTCCATTTATGGTTAGCCTCGGTAGTTTGGTGGTGGTGCGGATGGGGGCGCGGAGGCTAAGCACGCGCCCCCATCCAGTCAGGGATGACTAGGCCGCGGCAACAGTGATGTTGTCGTAGCCACGCTGGATCATCAGCGGAACACGCCGCTTGATGAACCCGGTTCCGTCGAGGCGCTGTGGCAGGTCATTGACCACCTCGGCACCAAGATAGATCTCGTCTCCGGCCTCCCACTCGTCCTCGGCATCCTTGTCGGTTTCCCGTGCGTAGGCCCAGAAGGTTGTGCCCTTTGCCCGTAGGGCCTCGAACACTTCGTCTTCGGTTGGGTCGGCGCCGCCGGCGAGGGCGAAGTAGCGCCACAGGGTGACACCGGCTGTGTAGTTGCTCCTGCCGGGTACAGCGGACTCCAGCTGAGCACCCAACGGGGTTTCAGCGATCGAGGTGGAATCCGTAGGTGACCAGGCGAAGTCCGAACCGAGGATCTTGAAGGAAGCGTCGATACCCGCTTCCAGTTCGGTTGCGGTAGGCGCGGCAGGGTTGATGGGCTTCTCCATGCAGAGAGTGAACTTCGTCTTTCCATCACCAATCATCCGTGGCATGTCAGGACTCCTTCTTCTTCGGGGTTTCTGCTGCCGCAGGGACTGGGGCTGCTGGGGTTTTGCGGAAGTTGTTCAGCTTCGGATTCTTCGAAGCCAGGAAGTGTTCGGGGACGTGCTGCTTCTCCCCGGTCGTCTTGGAATAGACCTCAATGAGGGCCATGATGATCACCTTTCGGGCATAAAAAATGGCCCTCAATGGGGCCGGGGATTGTTAGTTGCGGGCTGATGTGAACGGGAACTCATCGACAGCCGCCCACGGGTAGGTGTTCGACCCGGGGAGTGTCACGTCCTGGTCCTCTTCGGGTGGGCGGAGCGGAGAGACATTCATCTTCCCTGCGTGCCAACCGGCCACCACAGGGGATGCCCGGTTCAGGTGTGGGCGCACCGTGTCGGCGAGCCACATCACCTGCTCATACCCCACGCCTGCATAGGTCACACGCGGGCGGAGATCCACCTGGTCCGGAACGCGGGCCAAAGACTCCGAATGCTCCGTGCCGAAGTCGCCCCACACCACCACGTACGGGTAGGAAGGGTTAGCGGGAACGGAGCCGAAGTAGCGCGTGAACCCCAACCCCTCGGGGATGAGGTCGCGGACTGCTAGGTAGTGTTCACGGATCATTCGAAGATGAACCCCGCAGCCTCAGCTAGATTCTGTACGAAGCTTCCCGCCTCGTCGTTCAAAGCGTGGATGGGGTCCATGACAGTGGCGCCGCCGGGTCGAGATGAACCGAAGTAGGCCAACCCAGCCAGTGAAGCTGACGGGCCCTGAGCCTTGTTCGGGCCAATCTCGGCCTCGATACCTTCGCCAGTGGCGTTGATGTCGTAGTCGATGGTCGGTGCGATCTGCCCAAAGTGACGGGAGGCGCTAGCGTCCTTCTGCATCCGGTTCTTGATGTTCAGTGCACCCTTGGAAACAATCGGGCGAACCTTCCCGACAGCAACACTTCCCGCACGCGAGAAGTCCGCGGCCAAACCGTTGAGCTCTGAGGAGTCGATCACGACACAACCTCCACACTGTAGGTCCGCTTCGTCTCGTGAGTCTTGCCCGCCAACCCGGTGACGCGGTACTTGTTCCCCACGATCACCGGATTGATTGACTCGACCAGCTCGGCGACCTCACCGACCGAAAGTTCAACCGTGACCGGCAGTTGCAGGTCGAGCCTTTCGACGGTGAACACTGCTCCGCCCGCCTCAGGGTTGGCCGCCTGCGTGCGTGAAGCCTGCAACCGGCATCTACCCTCGTAGGCGGTGGTCATTGAAGGTTCGTATTTCCCCGTCGCCGGGTCGAACACCGACTCACCTGTGGTGCGGGCAACCTTGCACCGATCAACCATCAGCCGTTCAGCCGCACGCTGCCCACTCTTGAGCAGAGCTCCAAGACGCATGAGTACCCCCTAGTACCAAGGAAACTGGACCTCGGGCGTACCCGTAGGAACCCACCCTTGGGAGGCGGGGTCAGTGTCAATGCGAGTCGTCGCAACTACACCAAGACCCCTCAAAGATGTGGCCTTGAAGGCGGACAGCATCCGCTTCTCGGAGTCGGTCAGGTATGCGCCCGACTCATCGACCCGCCATGCCTCGTCCCGGTCGTCAATGGAACCCCGCGTCTGTGCTGACCGGTTATCAAACACCCGGCCAGCACAGTAGAGAGTGACCATGACCGCATCCTCGGGGACATCTGCGACAAGAGTCCCGGTGTCAGTGGTCCACGTCCGCCCCGATTCCTTACGAACCAGGGCGGACGCAATACGCAGGCAGAGCACCGCACGCTTGGACTCAGTCGTACCATTTGGGATCGGCTCACCAAGCCAATCGGCGAGCTCTTCGACCCCGGCGAGAGTTGCCGGGGTCGCCATTACACGCCTGTCGCGAGCGAGACGGAAACGGCCCGGTTGGCGTCCAGGGTGGCGGCGCCGTAGAAGGTGTCCACCACGGACTGGTCTTCGAGCTGCAGCGGGTTGTAGTGCTGGATCCAGCGGAGTGCGAACCCATCCTGTGCGACCGTCGCCGACTTCGCGGCACCCTCAGGCTGACGCGATGGACGGGTGACGTGGGCGAACGCGTCCCGGTGGTAGCCGATACCGAAGTCGGATGGCAGCGCGGCATCAGCCACGATGGTCCAACCAAACAGGCGGCCGATGGTCGCGTTCCGCAGGGTCTCCGAAGTCCCGGCCTCGTTGACCTTCTGAAGCTGGGGCAACGACAGGATCGCAGCCTCGATGTCCGCGCCGACAGCGAACGTGCGGCTGTCGGTAGGGACGCGACGCTCGTTGAGTACCTGCCGGGACTTGATCAGGACCTGCATGATGTTCGAACCATCCGGAGCCACGGCGGGTATCGAGGCGTCCGTGGCGATGGTCGACATCTCCGCGATCAGTGGCGCGGCGAGTTCATCCACGACCGACTCAGCCTGAGGTCGAAGGACCTGCTGGGCGAGGTTGGTCAGGGTGAATGTTGCGAAGTCGTCCGGCAGTCGCAGTGCGTTGTAGACCTGGTTGTCCAGGGTGACTGGGAACCACTGCTGATCCAGCTCGTTGAACTGGATCGCTTCGCGGGCGTCACGCTGGGCCTTGGTGTAGACCTTCGCGGTGCCGGCGCTAACCGGGCCGAGCACGTTCACGGTCTGACCCCGGCCGGCAACGAAGTCGCTGGAGAAGTCCTGGCGGACGGTGCGGGGAAGGTTGGTCAGCCAGCGCAGGGATGCGAGCGTAGCCCGCGCCGCCTGTTCCGGGGTGTAAAGAGTGTTAGCCACGGGGGCCTCCTAGTGTGTAGTTACTGGCGCGACCTCCGTGGCGGAGACGCACGGTCTAACGGAAAATGCCTTGCGCCAACTTGTCGAGGTCCCGCTCTTCGGGTTCGCTAGTTGGGTCACCGCCGCCGCGGAGCTTCTCGCTCGGGCGGTTCGTTGGAGGCTTCTTGGGGCCGAACAACTCCATGAGCTCTTCGGCATCCTTGAGAATTTCCTCCTCGGTGGTTCCCGAGAGGCGCTTTATAAGCGCTTCGGGCAGTCCGTGCTTGACGCCAACGCGCAGACGCAGGTTCTCGGCCTCCAGGGTCGTGATCCTCGTGTCTTTGCCTTCGGCGTCCTTCGCCTTCTCCTCAGCAGCGAGGGCGCGATCTCGGAGGTTCTTCGCTTCGCCATTGGCTTTGCGGATCTTCTCGCGAGCCCTCTCTGCGTCAAATACCTCTTCCGTGGTTTCTTCTTCGGTCCCCTTCGCCTCCTGGGCTTTGGTTTCCTCCGTATTCTCCTCGGTCCATTCAGTGGATTCGGCTGGCTGTTCTGACATGTGCCCTCCTGGGGCTTCTCGTACTGGCGCCGCCACCAGGGCAGCTCTTACGCATCGCTGTTCGCGTTGCGGATTTTGGGGGAGTCCTTGAAGGATCCATCTCGGCGCATCCTGTAGAGGATGGTGCTTTGTATGCGTGACTGACCTGCGGCGTCGGCCTCCGTTGCCGCGGCGTCATAGGCATCTACGAATGTCTGCTCGGTCTCCGTGGGCGTCCACTCGCCGTAAATAATTTCGGCGGTACACCCACAGTGGCCGTGGAATTGGAGTCCGGAGCCGCCCACTTGGTTAGCCTTCTGCTCAGACCCGTAGACAGGACCCCGGGCGCAAAGCATCGCGCAGAAAGTGCAGGGGTCCCCATCACTAACCCGCCGCCAACCTTTGGCTCTCCGGTCGCCGCGCTCAGTCCGATTGACCGACCCACGCCCACCGTCCAAAACCTGCCGGCGGACCATTCCGCCAAGCTTGTTGAACGTGCCGGCCTTCGCTTCATCCGGGGCCATGCCGTTAGCGATCAGCAGCTTCGTTCGAACCGGCCCAGCCAGCAACATAGTGTTGCGCATCTCAGCCGTATCGAAACCACCCGGCACAACCTCGCCAGCTTGCCCCACCTCAGCTAGCCGGTACTGACGTAGATACTCTCCAGCAACCCGGTTGGAGTCGTTGTGGAACCTGCGCAGCACCGCCAACTGGGCCGGCATCCACCGAGCCGTGGACTGATCCAATCGACCCACGTCGACGCCATCCCAGAGGATGCTAGATACGGCCATAGCGCGGGCCGCGATAGCAAGCTGGGCGAGACGGTTAGCTTCGGTGAGTTCCCGGCCCTCAGCCGTCAGTGCCATTGGACTGAGCCATCAGGGAGTTGGCCAACTGGGCCTCAGCGGAAGGATTCTCGCGCTTGTAGTCCAGCCAGCCTTTCGCCACATCCGGAGTGATGCCGGGAATACGATCCCACAGTTTCTCCGGAGGAATGCCGAGCATCGACGCCATCTTGCCGAGAGCGTCCGCAGCCTGCGACATTGAACGCGATTCGAGGTCAGCCCAGTCAATGACCAGGCTGAAGTCGTTCGCGTCATTCTCTCGACCCTCGATATGGGAAGCGAGCCGCAACGTCTGGCAGTGGGAGTCACCGAAACCGACCTTGCGTTCCCCGGCTTTCAGGTCGAGCATGGCGCGCGCCTCAGTGATCGCATCAGCGGACAAGTTGATCATCTTGCCCGTCAGCGCGTGCGCCGGCGTCTGAGAGACCGCGGCCAGTGTCTCAATGTCCGCTTCCTCTGCCTTGATCAGACCCTCCGGGCTCGTCTCATCGAGAGTGCCGAAGTCGACGCCTTCACCGCCCGTGAGGATGTCGTTCTGGCGCAGTAGCAGCTTGCGGCGCTCGTTCTCTTCGTCGCTCTTGGGGTCTTCGAGGCCGGTGGCCGTGCGGACCTTCCACGACGAGTGATGCTGAACGAGCAGCCGGTCGAATGTCGTCTTGTTGATACGTTGCGCGGCTGGGATGAATGGTTCAACTTCGCCAGGGGTGCGGCCCTCAAGATCGATCTGATTGGAGTACCTAATCGCCGGCGCTACACCGACGTCATGAATCCGCTGCTCGATGTAAGTCAGCCTCCCATCCTCAAGGCCAAGTATGTGCACCGCCTCTTCATCCACGACAAAGCGGTGATCGCCACGCACCCGCAAGTAATACTGCGGGTATTCATCTTCGACCGGATCCGCGTAGACCGCGAACATATCCCTTGGGGAGTAACCGCGAATAACAGCACCCGAGTCGCCGGGGAGAACCGTGGTGTATGCGTACCCGTAACCAAGGGCTGCTCGGTGAATGGCCCGCTGCCGTGATGGCATGCGGTTCCGAACCCACGGCTCCCAAAGCTGATCCACATTCAGCGACTTGGCAGACCGAACCAGCTCGGCAACCAATTGCTGCGCAACCGTCGTGACGACCAAACTAAGCCACGGGGTTTCAGCGAGATCTCGAAGGTACTTCTCTTCTTGGTCGGCTGAAGTCGGCACTCGAACTTTTTCAGGGGTCCACCGAAGCCAATTGTCGATCCTGTCTAGCTTCTGGCGTTCCTGCTGCCAGCCAGGGACAAGAACGTCGTTGGCGAGCTCCAGTACAGCATTTTTTCGCATCACCATACTTGCCCACCACCCTTCTTGCCGCTGTTCAAGATCAGCCGGCGCACCATGCGGGCGCCGACCATGCAGATTGCGAGGTCGATCTTGTTCTTCGACTCGCGTTTGTCTTTCGAAATGGACACGTACCCGTCAACCGGATATCGGCGGGCGTTCAGCACGTGTCGACGCAACCGAGCGTCGCCGTCCCAGGTGAACGAGGCAGACTTGATCTCCTCAAGGGTGAAGCCGACCGCAGAAGCGAAAGAACGGGTGTTGTCCCGGGCCGACATGTCGAACATGACCGCATGGCCGGCACCACCCTTCTTCCCTGACGCCCACACGCGGAGCTTGTGCCGGTAACGCAGATGCCAGTCGTTGAACAGCGGATCCCAGTAGCGGTCCATCGTCTCGTCGTCCTTCACATGCGACGGGTCCCCGAAGAAGCCCACCACAGTGAACTCGTCGAACGCTTCGCGCACAGACTGGTCGACCTTCTCCCGGGGCGCCAACCATCCGTCCCCCCGTTTTCCAGGCGGACGCTGCCACATGCCGAGCGTCACCACATGCCCATCGGACATCCGGCAGCCCACCAATGCAGTGGCATCGTCGGACTTCGAGCAGTCCAAGAACAGGGCGATTTCCTCGCCGCGTTCCAGGATCTTCTCGGGATCCTTCAGCGGGTCGAACTCCAACGGCTCCGTCCACGAGTCCTCGGCCGCGGTGATCTGGTTGTACCACTTACGCCGCGACTCACTCGGTGTGTTCGCCGGGTTCGCGATCGACTTTCTGATGCGCCCCTCTGCGTCCAACCACACCGCATCGCCGCGCACCGCACGCACTACATCAGGGGCAGCAGCTAGCGTCAACGGCGCCTCTGGGGGAGCTTCGAGAGAGTCATACATGACACCGAACTCGGCAAACTCCGCTTCGTCGCCCAACGTCGACTCGTAGGCCTCCCTCATACGCTGACCCACCGAGTCCTCACCCGGCCGGTACGCATTACAGATGTCCAGCATCCTCGCTGGCGAATCCTTATCGGATTTCGCCGCGTTACCCTCGATTGCTCCAGCCATCTCATGGCCAGAGTTCGAGGAATTCCAGTTCTGCGTCTCGTTGCGGATCACCAATGTAGGACGGCCGCCCTCGATGGACATTACCGACGACGTGACCGCCTCGATCTGCCGCTCATCGCCGGCACCCCACACGTTCCGCTTGCCGACCTGGATGCCGTAGTGCTTCCTGGCCTCCGCGGTGATGAGCGACGGAAACAGCTTCATCGTGTTCTGCGTCTGAATGAGTGACACGGCGACGATCTGGATCCACGCGTTCGACTGCTCGCGTCCCACCGGGGTGTCGCCATCCCAGTGGTCGAAGGTCACCTCGGCAAACATGGCCGCCATCGACAGACACGCAGCGATCGGATCCTTACCCCAACCCTTCAACCGCTGCAGAACGCCCGAGTGGTAGAGGAAGTCACCGGACTCTTCAACAGCGAAGTACCAGAGAATGAACCTGGTCTGCTCAGCGGTGAACGCCCACGGCTTCCCATGCTTGTCCTTCAGCCAATACCCGCACCAAGCGAGGATCCGCCAACCGAGAGTGAAACGGGGGAGTGTCCACCCGTTCTCGTACTGCCAGGTCGGACCGATCTTCACCGGCTCCCACAACAGCCCGGGAGGAGGGAAAGCAGACGCGAGCTGATCCTCGTACCAACGGATAATCTCCGCGAAGTCCGACTCGGCAGAAGTGATGAGAGCCGCGGAGCTACGAGACCTTGCCACGGGTCTGGGCCCAACGTGTTTGTGCTGCTTCCCGCTGCTGGTTGCCAGCAGTCCCTTCGTCAGGCAGTTTCAGACTCGCCCACAAGGCTTTCTTCGTTGCCCGATGCTGCCGAATTTCCGACACCATCGGATTGGCGACATCCTGCCTCTGTGAACCGGTCGTGATCAGCTCCGCCCCATCAAGTTCTGCCTCAAGGCGAACGATCAGATCAGCCTCCCGACAGATATCCTCAAGCGTGTCCAATTCATCGGCGCGGAGCTCGTAGCTGGACGTGATGTCCTTCCACAAGCGCTTACCCTTCGCCTCCAGGCCACGCGGTGCTGTAGCTGCCATGATGTCCTCCCGGGACGCTGTGCGCGCCCACCAGGGGCACTAAACGACCGAGGCAACAACCCCGGACAAATCTGCGAGCCTCGCAGGGGAACCCTCGAAGCTGTTGCCGGTTACGGCGATGTACCGGCCGGCGGAGTAGAACTCGATCGCCTTCTCTCCCGATCGGATGTTCCGACCGGAACCCTCAGGCAACAGGCCGAAGATGTGCAGGCCTTCACCGGATTGGGAGACCTCGATGTAGGTCGGCGGGCATGAGTCCAAGATGGCGCTGGCCCAGTCGGCGACCACACCGTCGATGATGCAGTGATCCAAGTCAATGCAGCCGATACCCTCACCAAGTGCGAACCCAAGGCCGGTGCCCTGGGCGGACAAGCGAGCCTCCTGGTAGGAACACCACGTAGCCGCATTCGTGGAAGACGCTTGCTTGCCCTCGATGGTGATGGGCATCTTAGTCACCCGACCACCTCGCCGAACCGGCTTCCACCGCATCCAACGCACCTTATTCGTCATTTCCACCGGCAAAACAGGCTTCCGAGACGCATAAACGCGGTGCTTCGTGGAACAGAACCGGGCGCCGGCACGCAAGAGATTGATGCTCTCCCCGCAGTACTCACACAACCTCTTAGTCATGCTTTTAGTCTACCGTAGATGTTACGGATAATCCGCTAAATCTAGGGTAATCACAAGGGTTCACTAGAGGGCGAATCTGTAGGAGCCGATCTCCCGAAGCGGGGGATATTCAAGCCCACCAAGCCATCGAAAGGCTGGCACAGAGAGAGCCAGGGAGCTCCCAGCCCCACCCAAAAAGCCAGAAAGAGCGCACGCAGGACGAGAATTGCTATCCGGCGGTAGAGGGGTTTTCCGCGGGGGAGGCACCCCCAGTGGGGTTGGCCGTCGACCTCGCGGTGGGTTGAGTCTATCCGATGAGTGTCTTGATGTCGTCGCGCTTGAGTCCGTCGAGTTCAGCTTCGGTGTGTCCGTTGCGGAGTGCGTAGTCATGCCATGCTTCTACGCTTGCGTTGCCTGCCGGCTTCGCGTCCGTCTCCTCGATTGGAGCGCTGGTCTCTTCGACGTGTCCAGTGTTGGTGAGGTAGGCGGCGACGCCTGGTGTGACGTTGATGGTCGCGCCTTTGGTGTGCCCGCCGATTGCTTTGGTGAGGGTGACTGTGGTCATGGTGTTCTCCCTGGGTGTGGTTCAGTGGGGCGGCGCCTGAGTTCAGCGTTGGCTGTGTTGCGTGCCGCGTTCTCTTGCCGGGTCTTCTCGGCGTGGTGTGGTGTGCATAGCCATTGGAGGTTGGACAGTGCGTGGTTGTCGCCCGGGGTGGTGTGGTCGCATTCGCTACCCGTGGTGGTGCAACGGTTGCCGTTGGTCACCCATTCGCATATGCCGCCGGCCCTGTGCTGGGCAGTCCGCCTTAGCTTCGACCAGTCAGACGGCAGGCGCTTCGAGCGATTGGATGTATCCCAGGCCATGTCATCAACCTCGCCGTCACGGGGAGATGGTCCTACCGTGTGCGCCGTTGTCCTCGTCAATCGATTGCTCGCGATATCCGGACGGCATCTCTGGGTACCTAGTGAATGAGTTTTCCTGCTAGGTCTGTGTACCAACAGAGAAGCCCCGCACCTACTTGTGAGGTGCAGGAGGTCATTCAACTGATTAGTGGTGGTTCCAGTCGGATATGTTCCACAAGCGAATTGGGAAGGGAATCAATAGCCACACGCTTCCCATGGAGCAACAGATTTAGAGCCATACTCGTGTGATTCGCTAACGTCTCCGATGGGCTACTCGTTACCAGCATTTCCGAGAACTCGACTGACGAATGATTGGTCTTCTCGCCTTGGGTAGTCGCCAGATCTATGCGTGGAACATAAAACGACTCGTCGAGTGCTCGGGTTACAGTAGCGATATCATCGTAAATGTCTCCCGACTGCTCCGCCGATATCGATACCCTCCGTGCGAGCCCGTTAAGATTGACTGCTTTCACGTCGAACGAGGGCAAGACATTGCTGATATCTATCCACTGTGGCACTGTGCCGTCGGAACCCCGACCTTTCAATTTTCGTGCATCATCCGCGAATAGAACTTTCCAATCCTTTACGTTCAACGTGAGCAGCCCTCGCCACAGGGCCCAGACCGGTTCGGCGACGGATTCTTCTCCGTCGCTGCTGTTATCGTTCTCAGGATCGGCAACTGCCATCACGACTTGGCTGCGCTTGGCAGTCCACCTATCGGCATTGGCACTCAACAGCGGAGAAACGTCTAGGGACTCAAGGTCGGATGCAATCTCAAATAGATCGGTGAGACCCATGACCTCACCCAACTCTGACCAAAGGCGACTAGTCTCCCGGGCCAATGGGTTGGACAGGAGGAGAGGGAGCACCGTGCGCAGTTCGGCATGCGAAAATCTGCCGGAGAGCGCCAGGTCGTTTAGATTCCCACTAAGAACTTGTTGAACCAAACTGGTGGATCTTTTCAGCCTGAGAGCAGCATCCTCCATGAAGAATCTGTCCACGGTTGTCTCAAAATCCGGTAGGACGCTTTGGCCATCGTTCATTTGGACGGCCTCAATGAGGAGGTTGGCTTCGTCTTCTCCAACGAAGCCTCGGCCCCCGCTGAGGAAGTTTCCTCCCACCAGTTTAGAGAAGTCATAACCCGACGATCTTTTGTCTCCGGCTGGAGACAAGGCAGCTATGGAATCTGCGTCGGTCATCAGCAAGTCCACTCGACGACGGGATTGTTCGTCATCGAGTGCGCGCCTTGCCACGTGTCCGGAGCTCAGTTCATCGACACCGATGACCAGAGGGGACTGAGGAACAAGGCCATGAAGATCAGCTGCTATGGCCCCTGGGTCCACCCCGGTACGGACAAAAAGGGGCCTCTCCTTGCGCTTCCCGCCCTCGCGCCAGGTCAGAACCATGTCCGGCATATACGAGTGATTGAAATAACTTGTGAATTCGACGTCGACACGATCATCGAGATTATGAAGTTCCTCTGCGATGACCGACTTCACCCCAGAGATAATTTCGTGCGGGTCGGGGGAATTGAGGGCATGGATAAGAGACCCCTTGAACGTTCCTTGATCCGTCATCGCGCTTTCCTCCCTAGAACATCTTCTATGCGGGTCAGTTCAGACGCTGTAAGCATGAATCGCTCTTGGCGCTCATTCAATATGAGGAGATGAATAAGGCTGGAAGTTTCATGTAGGACATTGTCATCGATGACGCCGCCCTCCCCAAGCAGGCCCATATGGTCCGTTAGCGCCTCCCGAATACGAGACGGCCTGTAATTGTCGACCCATTTCCCCAGACCAAAGGGGTGCGTGGTTACAAACATGAATTCGGCTCGTTCCGAAGCTTTATTCTTATTGGCCAAGGCTGTGGCGCTGTAAGCATTAGCTAGGAATTCTTTATAGTGCTCCTCAAGCTTCCCAGGACTTCCGTCGTAGTTCTTCGCTTCTACGTAAAGCGGCACATTCTGCTCACCGAAAATGAACCCGAACATATCAAAGAGCTTGCTCCCCACTAGTAGTGGCACTCTGCAGACAAGGTCATTTCTATAGGCATTGAATGGTAGTTCGATCCACGTCGTGCTCTCGAGACCCCTTTTGGCGAGAGCCACGCCATCGATGCCCTTTTGCTGAACAGGCTCAGCATCTAACCCCACGCGTATCCCCATCGTCGCTTTATCCAAAGTTGATAGGAGTCTACACGTCGGTGTTTCAGCCCAAAGTTTCGCTAGCTTCCTTGTCAGTAACGAGGGATTGCCGGTTATCTCCGCAACTACCTGTGTGTCTCGGCGCGGCGGAGCGAAGAGGCGGAATTTCGGGTAGCTGCTAGGCGACGCAAAAGGCCACCATCATTGGGGGTCGATGGTGGCCTTTCGTCGTGTCGGAGAGACACTTATGCTCTGTGCCTCCAGATTAACCCACCAGGCGGCGACTTACAAGCGTGTCATCTTGGACCGCATTCTCTCCGCTCTGGTGGCCCATGGAATTGGAAACCTAGGTTCAGGATGGCTTCTGCCATTGAACTCATCGACCCGCAATAGCTCTTCGCAGCGCGAGCACTCGTCCTCACCTGCGTTAGCGAACGCTGTTGGAAGGATTACCTTTACTTTCTCCCCGCAGAGTGCGTACTCATAGTCGAGCGGGTCCTCTAGGTAGATTGCGTCGCTGATGTTGCCGGTGCGCCGGTTCTTTCGAACGCAGTGCACGGTTCCGGGTTTCTCGGGAAGGGTTACTTGCCAGCCGACGCAGCCTGGCTCCTTCCTCTTCTTGAAGTGTTTGAGTGCCGCGAGGTGAAGTCCGGGGTTCTTCATGCGATCACCAAGTCATTCGCCACTGACATTTCTGGGGTGACGTTTGCGGCGGCTTCCATGAGCGCGGGAAGGGAATGCAGTTCGGCACCAGCCCAGATGGTTCCACACGCGCCGCAATGGGCTTGAACCCCAGCCGCAGTGATCGCAGTGTTTCGGATCCATTCGTCTTCGTTCCATGTCCAGGCGTGCGTGGCGTGGCAGCCGTCGACGGGGCATGTCCCTACGATCTCAATCTTGCGGACGGGGCTGATGAGGTTGCTGATGGCGTTGGCCCAACCGACCGCGGTGCGCAGGCAGTTCTCTTGTGCTGCACCGGTTGGGTCGGCAAGCGCTCGGACGCCCCACTTCTGAAGTTTTGACTCGTGACTGACCTCAGGCTCGTCGGCCGCGGTGTGTTGGATGTGCCTGGTGTTGAGAGCTTCCCGGATTTCGTTCCAGAGGATCATTGCCTGGATTGCGATAGGGGAGCGTGACCCTGATCCGCTGCCTCCGGTGCTACGCCGGCCTGATGCTTGTTCAAGCCGTAGCTGGTCGAAGAGCGACATTTCTGTGGGATACGACGTGGTGCCGGTTTCTGGGTCGGTGTAGGTGACTCGGTGTTCGCGGGTGAGGCGGTGGATGTGGTCGTTGAGGAGTTGTTCTGTAGCGGTCATTTCGCTCCAACCAGTTCGATGGGGGGTTAGGTGTGGTTTTGGGGCCGGCAGGTAGGTCACGCGGTCTGGTACAGTTCGTAGCGTTCGTAAGGGTTGCGGTGGTTGCCGCTTACGGAGGCGACGTGGGGTCTCCAGTTGAGTTGCAGGTTGCCGGTTTTGCCATGTCGGTTCTTCGCGATGATGAGTTCGATGATGGAGTCCTCTGCGGTGCCTTCCCTGTGCAGGAGGATGATGTTGTCTGCGTGGGCTTCGATCCCGCCGGACTCCCTGAGATCGCTCATGGTGGGTGTTTTGATCTCGCGTTGAGTGGATCCGCGGTTGACCTGGGCGAGGGCGAGCACATGGGTGTTGAACTCTTTCGCGAGGTGTTTGCAGTCTTCGGCGATTCGCGAGACCTGGCGCTCCCTTTGATCGGAACGGCTGGCCGGCGTTACGAGCTGCAGGTAGTCGATGACGATTAACGGGACTGGTCCGCGTCGTGTCCAGGTTCGGACTTTCGACCGGATCTGCGCCATCGAGAACTGTGAGGCCTCTTCGACGTAGAGCGGCCAGTCCGCCGATTTTTGGACAAGGTCACTGATGCGGGACCAGTCATCGTCCTTCAGGCGGTGATTGCTGATTGCGGCCAGGTTGACCTCGGTGGCATGTGAAACCAGACGATCGACCATGTCCTCTTCGCTCATTTCGAGTGAGAAGAACCCGCATCCGTACTCGGCTGCAGCGACGGCCGCGCACCCCGCAACCAAGGATTTACCTACAGCGGGTCGTGCGCCCATGACGGTGAGCTGACCTGGCCTCCAGCCGCCGTTGAGCATGTCGTCAAGCTCCGGCCAACCTGTTCGGAAGGCACGTGGCTTCGGCTTGTCCCAACGGTCGACAGCCAGCTTCAGAGCATCGGCGAAGGTCCGCACCCGCGCCTGTGTGCCCTCCATCTGAACGACACCGTCGAGCCTCGCCCTGTTGGCTTCCAGGACCTCATCCACGGTTGCCCAGTCAGCCTCGCTTGAGCTTTGAACCAGCGCCGTGCCGACATCGGCGATCCTCCTCAGCCGTGCCATGGATCGGACCATCGAGGCGTAGTGCGGCGCTTGGCGCGCCGTTGTAGGCGTGGCCAGACACTCGTGGAGATACACATCGGTCAAGCCCTTGATGGGAGACCCTAGGAGTTTCTGAGCTAATGTCACCGGGTTGATCGGATTACCAGCGCGGTGTTCGGTGAGGATCAAGGTCCAGAGCTGCTCGTGGGCTGGCCGGTAGAAGTCTTCCGCGTCGATCACGCAATCGTCGATGACTCGGCTGTCCAGCATCGCCGACCCAAGGACGATCATCTCCGCATCCAAATCGTGCCTAGGCTGCACTGGAAACCTCCAGACGCTTCCGGGCCTTCTTGAGGCGATCCGCACGGTGGGCATCAACCTGGGACTTCTTCCAGGCAGCTTCCTCTGGGATGGAGAGCCCGGACGGCGGGTCACCGAGCACCCACGTATCGAGACCCAGCACGGCATCCACGTCGATCTCTCCGTTGAAGCCTGCCTGCGGTTTCGAACGGTTCACGTCTGCCTTCGCCAGCAGTTGAGGGAACTTGTCCCGCAGCTTCGACATCGACAGGATGTTCTTCCGCCAGAACTCGTCGTTGGTCGCCCATCGGATCATCCACTCGATCTGCGGAACGGTGTACCCGTCCCGGTCGATGAGAAGCCGAGCCGCCGAGGTGTTCGCTTTGTTCCTCGATGGCTTTTTGAATCCGTTTTCGATGATGAGCTTTTCGAGGAGATCCAGAAGCTGTTCAACGTCTGGTCGTGGAATCGCTTCAGCGATTTCCGACGAGAAGGTTTTATCTTCTTTAGAAGATGTAGCTGTAGTAGTAGCTGTAGTAGTAGGGCATCTAGAAGCGTCGCCCGACGATTCGGCAAAGGTGTCGGCATAACCCTCGGCATAGGCTTTGCCATAGTCCTTGGCATAGATGTCGGCATGGGTAGCCGTTTTCATGTCCTTCGAAGGTGCTTGGAGAAGCTTCCTGACACGCTCGTTCTCCCAGCACTTTTCGTTCGGGATCTCCTCGTGCAGTCGTTTCAACTCATGCACGAAGTAGGTTCTGACCTGAGGTGAGGAGATCGCCGCGTAGTCGTTCGCCATGGAGATCGGCAGACGGTGCTGCTTGAGGAGCCCGTCGTGCCTCACGAAGGACCTAATGAAGACCTCCTCGGACTGCTCGTCGACGTAGATGAAGTGGCTCGCCTGAAGCTCGCGTGCGGCTGAGCTGACTGACTCGGGGGTGGCCCCGGAGCTCATGCCGGCCAGTCGACCCTTCCTCCAGTCCGCAACGCCGGCGTAAGACAGGGTCGGGTGGATCATGAGAATCATGTACAGGTGTTGGGCTGGGACGGACAGCCCGCGGAAGTCGTCATCCGCGAGCATGTCCACCCTCAGGTTCGCTCGTTCCCTAGGCACTGGTTAGAACCGCCTGTTCCGCCATGAAGGCCTTGAGGGTCATCCGTGAGCGCTGGTACTCCCGGTATCCTGCTGGGCTAAGCTCGCCCTGCCGAACGACCCTGTAAAGCTCCTTGTTGAGCCACCTTCGGTTACTGGTGGACTCCAGATCTGCGAGAGTCGGCTCTAGGGATCCGATCGAGGCGACCCGTGACCGCTCAATGTCTTCCACGATCCCGTTGATGTCCCCTGGGTAGGCCACTCGTTTGAATGGCGTTGAGTGGAATTGGAGAACGGCCGTGTGTGCGTCATCTGCCTTCCGTGCGCTGAGGATCTCGTACCAGGCGTCTCCTTGAGCGGTGGTGAAGCTACGTCCTTCGAGAAGGCCGAGCTTGGCCAGCACGCCATTCAATTCGTCGCGGGTCATTTGGTCTCCTCAGTCTTAGATGATTTGATCGCGGGTTCTTCCGGAGGGAGAACTGCGCCGATGGAGGACATTAGCGTGCAGGTATCGCAAAGCTCATCCTTGGCGAATGGTGTTGTGGGGAATTCCTTGTCGCCTGGACGGCTTCGAGGTTCCAACAACTTTCCGCAGCGGGTGGGGACTTTGGCACCGTAGATCGGGGGATAGGTGCTTTCGCCCAAGAAGATATGGGCGGGGTCCAATCTGTTCTCTTTCTTGTTGGCCTGGGGTGCGGTCTTCGTGTGATCCGTCATTTTGCGGCCTCCGTCGCATCGGCGTTGATGGACAGCGGGAGGTGATTCACTTGAAGCTGGTGATCCTGGTCGATGTTCCCGATGTTCCCGATGTTCCCGAGGTCCGCGAAGACCGCTTCGGCGACTTCGCTGACATAGTGATCGTCCACGTAGCGGTGCAGGCTAATCCGGAGACGTTCCGGCTCGCATGGATGCTTGAACCAAGTGCGGGGATCTTGCGCTGGGGCTTCGGCTGTGCACAGCGCCGCGTCAATCTCAGCGGATGTGGCACCGGCATAGACGGTAACCAGCATGTCTCCCGTCGCCGGCCAATAGTTGATTGAGGCGAACCGGCGCACCAATTTACCGTCGTAGGATCGGTCCGCTTTCACAGCACGAGGAGAAAGCGAGACATGAACTGAGCCTTCGATCTGAACGGCGTCGGTTGGGTACTTATGGTCGTGATTTGCGCTGATACCTCGGCAAGTCGTGGCGGTGTAGTACGATACAAACATTGCGATTGCTTCTTTCTTGTAGGCATTGCGTGTGACGGTCTGGACTGACTTCTTGGCGGGAGTGTCCAGGCCGTTTCCTTTTGCCCTGCAGGCGGGGCCATTTGGTGGTGCAGGCTCTTCGGGTTCCAGTGCTGGGCATCACATAGCATGCGATGGGTTGTGCGGACTGAACCGGACGAGGCCGCGTATGGCTGCATCTCAGCAATCACCGCAGCAGCAGTCGCGGTCATTCGGCCTCTACCGTCCTGCAAACTTCTGCCAGGAACTTAGCAACAGCCTTTACATGCTGTACGGACTGCCCGAAGTCTTCATTGATTCCGTAGAGAGCAATGACTGGCTTCCCATCGAGGATGTTGACGCCGGCCTCTATTGAAATGCCTTCGGAGTCGACAAGTCCTGACTTGATCAGTGCTGAGTGGTCCCATGCGCCTTTGTAGAACTCGCAGTCCGCATGGTCGCACCAGCTTGGATGTTGCTTTGGATTTCCGAGGTTCTCTTCCAGTTGCTCCAGAAGGTCGGACGCTTTTAGGCCTCTTTCATTCGCAAGCCTGATGAGGTCTTGAACGGTGTCTGGCCATTCGGCGATCTCTGCCGTGTTCTCGGTCGTCTCCTTGATGACGGTGCTGGCGATCTGGTTCACGTGGTCACTCTCCTGTTTTCGATGTTGAGGATTGCCTGGAGCGGAGTCGGGTCACTGTGAGTGAAGATCCGCTCCAATGTTTCGTCGTTCATTCGTTCCTGCCGCTTGGACAACTTCGACGCGAGACGGCTGATCTTCGAGTCGCCTATCGTGTGGTGATGCTCTGTCGCGTACTCACGGATGCGGCGCTTGTAACCGGTGAAACCTATTTCGGACATAGCTGTCCCCTAATCTCTGCGCTAGTGCCGTGGCTCTAGTCGGAAAATGATGGGTGCCCGGTACGGGCGCGGGTCTTACTACCGGTCGGACGCGAATGCTTCGTTGACCCAATCAATAACATCCTGTTCCCGGTACATCACGCGCCCAGCCAACTTCGCTGACTTTGGCCCAGTATTCGCGTGACGCATAAACCTGAGCTGAGCTGGGGACTTGCGTAGCATCTCCGCCACCTCATCCAGCGTTAATAGCTTCATAGCCTTGACTGTCTCCATCGTTCCTCCGCTACTGTAAATTACTGTACGTATCGAAACACCTACGGGGTTTCCCTGTGATGAACCGTAGTCCGGTTCCGTTGCAGAGTCAACATGATTTTCACGGTAGTTGGATCTGAAGTATTGGGTTTTCCTGTACGCTATCGAAATGGAAAGCATCACGCACCGAAGCATCGATATCGGGCTCACTGATTTGGAGATAGGTCAGAACATAGCCGTGCTCAGAGGGACTAGATCCCAAAAAACGATTGCGGACGGAATGAAACCCTTTGGATTCAGGTGGACTCAAACAACTGTTTGGGAGGTCGAGTCGGGTAAGCGATCACTCAAAGCAAAGGAGGCAAAGGCGCTTGCCGCTGTGCTCAATACGCGTGTGCAAAACCTCTTCGGCGAGACTGTCGTAACTCAAACCCGGGCAGTCGTATTGCGGAGCATGCATAAAATTCAGTCTCTAGAGATAGCTGCCGCCGAAGCAGTGGAACAGTACGCGCTTGCCCGAACCAAATCTCTGGCTTTAGCCGACGAGGTTCTGTTGGAGCTCGAAGAGAGTGGCGTTGATCATGATGAGATGCTCACGTATCTGGCGCAAACGTTGCGGAGGATTTCGTCCAAGTCACTCGAGGAAGTCATGGATGAACGCGCAGATGCCATTCGTGAGGCAAAAAAGATGTTCGGCGAGGATGCCACCCTGAGGTTTCACCCAGGCGTTCGGGAGATAGTCGAAGGAGACGATGGCCCCAATGATCTTCAGGACATGCTTTTGGAGGACGAAGCCAATGGCATCGATCCAGAAGCGTCCTGATGGTCGCTGGCGTGCCCGCTACCGGGACGCTTCAGGCAAGGAACACTCGCGACACTTCGCTAGGAAGCTAGACGGGCAACGATGGCTCGATGAAGTGACCACATCAGTCGTTACCGGTACATACGTCGATCCGAAGACCGCGAAGACGACCGTGGCCCAGTGGTGCGTCTCCTGGATGGAGGGGTACGAGAACAAGCGGCCATCAACGGTGAAGCAGGCACGGTCCCATCTGAAACACATTGAGGCTGAGTTTGGGACGAAGGAGCTGGCGTCAGTGCGTCCGTCTGAGGTGCGGTCCTGGACCGCAAAGCTGAAGGCGGAGGGTTATGCCGACTCGACCGTCTACGCTTTGCATGCACGTCTGTCTCATCTATTCGCGGACGCCGTCCATGATGGACTAATCCCGAAATCTCCTGTTAGTCGTCGGACCTCGCCAGGCGCCGGCAAGCAACGCCCCTACGTGGCGACGACTGAGCAGGTTTGGGCGCTCCACGACCTGATGGCTGAAAGCATGCGGCCGGCAATCCTACTGGCAGCTTTTGCGGGGCTAAGGGTCGCGGAGGTCGCAGCGCTACGGGTCCAGGATGTCGATTTCATGCGGGGATTCGTCAATCCCACGATCCAGTATCCTGCCGAGCCGCTCAAAACGGAAATGTCCAAGACGCCCATCCCAATCCCGCGGGAGCTCGCGCTGCAGCTCAACCACAACCCGACCAAGTGGGGATCCGAAACCATCGTCACGGGGGAGTGGGGTCGCTCTGTGGCCCCTTATACGATCGAGACTCAGTTTCGGCGGGCCCGTGTCCAGGTGGAGGGGCTGCCCGACGGTTTCCGGTTCCATGATCTCCGGCACTACTTCGCCTCGCTGCTCATAGCGTCTGGTCTGGATGTGAAGGTCGTGCAGACTCGACTTCGGCACTCGTCCGCAAAGACCACACTCGATACCTATGGACACATTTGGCCCGATAAGGACGACTCCTCGAGGACTGCAATCGCTGCCGTGTTGTCGAGCAGACTGGTTATTACCGCCTGA